TTCCTTTGGTTGGGTCCCGTTCCTTTCAGACATCTCAAAGCTTTTTGATGCCTGGAATAATTCAGTCGTTTACCTCTCCAATATTGTGAGAGATAACGGTATCTGGGTTCGGCGACGTCGTGTCTTAGAAGAGAGTACATTGTATTCGGCCGAATCACAAATCGGATCTGATAGCGCCACCATCCCTTCTTCAGGGATGCTTGACGCTAGAGGGTTCAATATGTGTAAGCCTATGACAATTGGGAGTAATACTCAGGATGGTTTCAGCTGGATCCGCACCATTACTGAACGTAAGGTGTGGGCAGTTGGCCAATTTAAGTATTACAGACCGGAATTTGATGTTAGCACGTTTGAGGATCAGCCTGATTCTGCTTATGCAAATCTCGCTGCTATCCAAAGGTTAATTACCTTTTACGGGCTTCGCATCAGTCCCACTCTCATCTATAAGATAACGCCCTGGACATGGGCCGCTGACTGGTTTTCGGGTCTCGGGAAACATCTCGAGCGCCTCGATGACTTTGTTCAAGACGGCATTGTGTCCAGAGGTCTGTATGTTATGGAAACCAGTAAGAAAGTTATAACGAAAACCTCGTTACTTAACTTCTATTCTGGTCCTGTGACGGTGAATTTTCAACGTCATTTGCACTTGAAACAGCGCAAACTCGCAGACAGTCCATACGGATTCAACGTGCCGTGGAATAATTTAACTCCACGGCAATGGGCTATCCTGGGCGCGATCGGTTTTACCCGATCTGGCGCAGGATATATCTCCCGCGGTGCATAGCCGTAATGGTCCTTGAGTAAGATCGTTACACACTGCGGTTAACACTCCATACTTCTAGGAGGTCAACTACATATGTTATCCGACCCACAAACAATTACCGTAAATGCTGTAGCTAAGGCGATGCCGAAAGTTCTAACCGACGGAAGTCATTCCGTCTATCAGATGTCGGACCAAAGCTTTGCTTTGGATGTTCGCCATACTCGGACGAAGAAGGACAAAAAGTCCCGCGTCAAGAGTTTGGTGACTTTCACCCAGAAGGCAGTAGTTGCGGACCCGTTAACAGCTGTTAACGATTTCGAAACTCTTGTCTTTTCTGTGCAGATTGATCGGCCAGACGCCGGTTTTACTTCTACACAGACTCAGCAATTGGTGACAGGTTTTCAAGCCTGGCTCAATTCCACGATGGTAGATAAGTTGTTTGGTCAGGAATCATAATGATTCCAAACCTTCTTCTTTTTCTATTTGTTATATTGATCGTTTCCTTGGCCCTTTATGCCACTAACAAGTGATAAACTTGTTTTTTGGTGTTTAGGTCCCTGGTCACAATCATATAACTCTATCAGTGACTTATTCTTTCAAGATTGGAGCTTACATCAATGTCTAAGCTTAAAACGCTTTTGAAAGCGATTCAAGCAACATCAGATGCAATTGAGATTCTTCAAGGTCAGGGTGTCAACGTTGATAAAATTGTTGGCATCTCTAACGCTCAAGGACCTCATGCTCGTATTCTCCAGAGCGTCATAAGCGATTTAGCTTCTGAGCTCGCGAAGGTACAGCAAGATAAAAGCGTGGAGATTCCCCTTTCAGGGGTTCCTCCTCGTTCTTTGTCTCCTGCTTCTAAACGTAAAAGAAAATCACCTGTCCTTCGTGGTAAGTGATTGTTTGCTGCCTTTTGGCAGAGGATACATGTGTAGCTGGATGTTGGCCTCCCCTTAACGGGGGGTAGCATGAAAAGCCACACAAGTGACTGTCTGGAAGTGGCGTTCACCATCTATAAAGATGCGTGTGACGCATGTGTCGCTGAGGTCTCTGATCGTGACTTAAAGACTATAAAGTCACGTGTCAACGATGAGGGGATCTCGTTTTTGACGATTACCCTACCATCCTTTTCTCAAGACTTTGAAAAGAGCCTTGAGTTAGGTTATGTTGACCCAACATTCTTTAGGAAATTCAAAAAGAATGGAGCAATCCCTGCATTTCTGCAAGGTATGCTCGGTCACATCTTTGACAAAGAGACAGGAAGGATTAGCGATGTTAAAATTAATTATTCCCCAGATGTTATCTCTAGCTTGGTTGCTGCTGTCAGACAAATATGTCTCAGCTTCAAAAAAGTCGAGTTACCGTGCACCCCCGCGAGGGAGCGCGCGGCTCTGGAGAATTTCATCGCTACTGAGCAGTCCTTTGAGTTGTTCTCGCTGCCGAGAGAGAAACGTGAAGTCTATGACTTTGTTTCTTTTATGCTCTGGAATCGTGTCATGCGTTCTATACGCGTGGACACGTTACTTCCTAGGCATGGACCCGGCGCCACTGCTGAGCGCATCTCTGGTAATCAGAAATTCGCTTGGCGGCGTTGGCACCTTCGGCTCGAGCCTTATTTACCTATTATTGACAGTGGTCTCCCTCTTTCTTGTGGGGAGCTGCATGTTGATAATAGTGAGCTCGAGCTTGTCGAGTTGGTGTCTTCGGATATGGAGCAACCTGTTAGGGTTACTCCGGTTCCGAAAACTCTGAAAGGACCCAGAATCATTGCTATAGAGCCCTGTTGTATGCAATATGCACAACAAGGGATTCGCCGCGAGTTATACTCGCGTATCGAATCAGACTGGATATTGAGTGGCCGGATTAATTTCCGAGATCAGTCAATTAACCAGAGCTTGGCAATGAGTTCGTCGAAAGATGGTCTATTAGCAACGATAGATCTTAAGGATGCTAGTGATAGAGTTCCTCTTGACCTAGCCCTTGAAATGTTTCGAGGGAATCCTGATTTATTGGATTTTATCGAAGCTTGTCGATCGACACATGCGGAAATGCCTGATGGACGTATAATTGGTCCATTGAACAAATTCGCATCGATGGGTAGTGCTCTATGCTTTCCGATTGAAGCTATGTACTTTTACACTATATGTGTAATAGCTTGTCTCGAAGAGTATAACCTTCCTGTAAGTACCGAGAACATTTTTAAAGTTTCTCGGTGCGTCTACGTTTATGGAGACGATATTATCGTCCCCTCTAACGTTGCGACTGCTGTGCTTGATAGGTTGCGAGAGTACAATTGCAAGCCTAATGACCATAAGACTTTCTATCGTGGAAACTTTAGAGAATCTTGTGGAGTGGACGCATACTTAGGTTTCCCGGTAACACCGGTTTACGTGGGTATGGTGCCACCTAAGCACAGGCGACAAGTGAGTGCGATCTTATCATGGGTTGAGACGGCAAACCACTTTTACAAACGTGGTTATTTCCGTACCGCCCTATCAGCCTTTAATCGGCTTGAGAAGATTCTTGGGGTATTACCTCAGGTGTCGGAGACATCGCATGCACTTGGTCGAAACCATTGCAGTGGACAGGATTTCCGCCAAAAAGTCCGGTGGAATCCTGATAACCAGACCCTTGAAATAAAGGCCTGGGTCCCTGCTCCAGTTTACCGCATTGATAAACTGGAAGGTTTTGCTGCTCTCCAAAAGTGTCTTCTTAGATTAGAAGGACGTAATACTCCCTCTCAATCTTATCGGACGCGTTCGAAGCGGGCCCTCGATCGATACATAGATCAAATTGACTATGAATCGGCGATGGACCCAAATCATTTGGAGAGGACCGCGCAGCACGGCGCTGTTACAATTAAACGCCGTTGGGTCCCTGTCAACTTGACAGGGATATCGGTCTAAATGACCGACTTGGGGGAAAACTCGGCCCTAACATCACAGTTAAGCGGAAAAGCAGGTGAAAGCCCTGCTGTGAGGCGTATGATGGTCCACTTTAGTGGCCATCATCAACCCTCAATGCTGTCCATCTAAATGGTGGGCGGCGCTTTTCTGGG